AAATGGATAGCAAAATATTAGCAGCAGTTATAGAAGATATGCGTAGCCGGGAGCAAGTAGGCAAAGTTAAATACGGAACTACAATGGATAGAGAAGATTTAACAACAGGTCAATGGATAACGCATTTGAAACAAGAACTGCAAGATGCGATTCTATACCTTACTAAACTTGAACAAATACACAATGCGCCTCAAAAAGATATTTAGCTTTGGTAATATCTTAGACCGAGAAACCTACGAGCAACTTAGGGAACTAGACTATAACAACCCAAACTTTAAGGGTTGCGGAGATGAGTTTCAGTTCAACCGGGAGTGGTGGGTTATGCTTGATGAAGGCGAGATTGTATCTTATTGCGGCTCTATTTATTCCAAAGGCATCTGCATATTTAACAGGGCTTGGGTTAAAAAATCACATAGAGGGCAAGGCATACAAAGGCGAATGATTAATACCCGGCTCAAAGCTGCATCTACTTTTTGCCACATAGCTATCACTTACACAACCTTAGACAATTTCCCTTCCGCTAATAACCTTATTAATTGCGGGTTTAGACTGTACCTGCCGGAGTATTCATACGGGGGTTCTGACAAACTTTATTTCCAAAAGCTACTATAAAAGGTAGTATTTTTACTACTTTTGGCTGCATTTTACTACCGACTTTGTCAAGTTTTACCTTTACTTTATTACAATTTTAGTCAAGTTTTACCTTTACTTTGTACGTTCTAACGTACATAATGTGCTATAAACTGCACAATTTGATGTGCAAACGCAACCTTGTTGCAAAAATAATTGTAAAATATTTTAATACTTTTGCACTTTGTATTGTTAATTGTAGTAGATTTGTGCAAACAAAACACAAATGACACATTTAACCAACTACCAGAAGTTCCAATTCGAGAGATTTGGGAACATCTTACTGCAAGACGGGAGCAGTACACAAAACCCGTATGACCCGAAATTAATGCCCGAAAATTACGATTACGAAGATGACGATTACACCTTTGAACGTTGGCTAGACTATCAATCATTTTTAAAAATACAAGATTATGAAAATTGATTTTGTAAAAGAAACCAAGCCAGACGGAACAATATTCTACTACACCTTAGTAGACAATAAGTATGATAGTTATAGTATGTACTTAGACTACTCACAGGCTTATGAATACTTTGTGAGCCTTAAAAAAAGACAAGAACCAATCATCGAAATTTTAGAACATTATACAATCCAATAACAATGAAAAAACAAATAGAAGATTTATTAAACTTAGGTTTAGACCTAGACAAGTTTTATTGTGTAACACTTTTTTACGAGATAAAATTACAAGGATATGCAACTGCTTCTTTAATGGAGCATTTAAATCAATTAGGATATGAATTAAATTTTAACAAAAAGAATAATTGGTTCGAATGTAATAAAAATAACGTAAACATTACCTTAATTTTAAACAACTAATATGAGCCTAATTAAAATCCAACAGGAGCTTAAAGCACCTAAAAACCAATTCAACGCTTTTGCTAAATACAAGTACAGAAGCGCAGAAGATATAATCGAAGCAGCGAAACCTATCTGCCATAAATACGGCTATGCTTTAATGTTAAGCGATGAGGTTGTAGAAGTAGGCGGTAGGGTATATGTAAAGGCTACGGCTTGTCTATCTAACGGAGATGACAATATAACCTGCACAGGTCTTGCTCGTGAAGAGGAAAACAAAAAGGGAATGGACGCTTCGCAGCTCACTGGTGCGTGTAGCTCGTATGCTCGAAAGTATGCGCTCAATGGACTATTTGCAATAGACGATACAAAAGATGCAGACGCTACTAATGAGCATAAAGACGAGGTAAGCGAAGGTCAAAAAGCGTTCTTAATTGAAGCACTTGATAAAACAAAGTTTACTCAGGAGCAGAAGTATAAAGCTATTGATAAAATTAAAGCTATCAAGACCTTAGACGAATTTAACAAGATTAAAGAAACAATAAAGAAAAGCTAATGAAAACAGCTATTGAAAAATTAGAAGCATTATTTTACAATGAAGCAGACCCTACAATTAATAGTAGTAGTTGGGTAATACACGAAAGAACATTAAAAAAATTAATTTTAGCTGCTAAGGAAATAGAAAAAGAGCAGATAATACAAGCAAGAATTAATGGAGACGAAAACTACTCTTTAATTGGTGGAAAGCGTTACGAATACGCAGAACAATATTACAATGAAACATATAATCAAAACGAAAGCTAATGAGGGAACTATTACCATTTGAAAGGCAGATGCTTCTGGCAGAAGTTTACCACTATGCTTGGTATAACGAAGAGGCATACAAAGACCTTTTATTATTTATAGAAAAGTATCAAACCATTTTAGAGAAACCTGTATTTTTAACCCCAATCAATAACAATGACACAGAAACAACAAATCTTGAACCACTTGCTTACGGGCAAGACCTTGACACCAATTCAGGCTTTAACGAAGTACAATAGCCTGAGATTAGCAGCCGTAGTATTTGAATTAAAACGCAAAGGCTACAAAGTACAGACGGAATTAATTAACGTTGGTACGAAAAAACAAAGTAAATTAGTAGCTAAATATTCAATTAAAATCAAATGACACCACAAGACATGGCAATAGAGTTAATAGATAAATATATGCTACAAACCGATTGTTTAAGTAAAGCAAAAGAATTAGCAATAGCAGCAGTAGAAAAAACAATAAAATCTTCTTATGCTTACTCTTGCTCGGAGGCTTATGGCAGATTTATGGAAGACCCTTTTTTAACAGAGGTTATAGAAGAAATTAATAAACTATAAAAACAAAAAAAATGACAGAGAAAAAATGGAGTACAGGCGGTTGGAAAAACACTACCGCAAAAGGAGAAGTAATTAATTTTACAATCAACGATGTAAAATATTCAATGTGGAAAAACGCTTACAAGACAGAAGATAAGCAGCCGGACTACAAAATTTACATTAACGATTTTAACCCTGAAAACAAAACCTATTCAAAACCAAAAGATGATACGGAAGGACTGCCGTTTTAATTATGCTAACTAGAAAAAGAGATATATCAATAAGACAGTTAAAGGAGCTTTATTATGCGCAACGTAACACACACTTGCAGCTTCATGAAATGATGCAGCAGTTAGGGTTGTTAGGCATAGAAGATAACGAGCCTTTGGGTTTAGACATTGGTGCAAGAACGATTGTCAAATTGGTAGACGAAGAGTTTGAGTGCGATGTTCTGGTAAAGGATAGGAGCTTAAAAACAACGTTCGGTCGCAAAGCTGCTGCTTATTTACTGAGAAGGTACACCAAGTTGAGCCTCAAAGAGATAAGCCAGTACACAGGCACTAGCGACCACACGACTGCTATCCATAACATAAAACAAGCGAATAACTTAATTGAAACTGAGGATTGGTTTAAAACAAAGCTAAAAAAACTTTGTATAAAATTAGAACTTAAAGAAATTTAGTGTATATTTGCAACATAAATAAAAAATACATTAGCGGAAGTCCAGACGATAATGTGTTTAGTGGTTAAATAATAGCCCCTGATAGCTGGACTCTATTGGGGGCTTTTTTATTTTATTATGGCAAAAGACCCTGCATTCCTATTTTACAGTAGCGACTTCCTAAATGGAGTAGCTGATTTAACAATGGAAGAGAGAGGACAATTTATTACCCTCTTATGTTTACAACACCAGAAAGGAACACTTACAGACAAAACCATTAGGTTATGTTTAGGTTCGGTTTCGGTTGATGTTTTGAGCAAGTTTACAAAAGACAAACAAGGAAATTATTTTAATGAACGTCTAAATGAAGAGATTGAAAAACGCATTCAATTTACTGAAAGCCGCAGAAACAATGGCTCTAAGGGTGGTAGACCTAAAAATAATACAAAACCACTAGGTTTAGCTAAACATAACCTTATGGAAGATGTAAATGAAAATGAAAATGAAGATGTAAATATTAATAAAAGTAAGTGTAGTTTTGAAGAGGTTTACGAATATATGGCAACCCGGATAGGAATAGAACAGGCAAAGGTAGAAGCCGAAAAATTTGTAAATTACTACACGAGCAACGGGTGGAGAGTAGGTAAGAACCCTATGAAAAGTTGGACACACGCAGTAAATAATTGGATAACAAACGCTAAACAATATGCAAAAGGAACTTCAAATAATCAACGAAAACTTGATAAGCACGAACTCGAAAACCTTAAAAACTACAACTTTATCTACTCTACTTCCTACGGAGCAGGAGATTATGACCGCATTTTCGGGGGAGAGAGTCCGGAATCTAAACTCTATCATATTTAACCAAAACCTTATTTATTTGATGCAGCTTGTAGGCATTAACAATCCGGGCGAAGTTAAGTTAGCAATTTTAGAGGATTGGATAAGGACTGAATACGGAGGCTTTACAATAAATGAGGTTAAAATAGCGTTTAAGCAAATGGTAGCTAATGACTTCATAGACCATTACCAAAATTTTAGCCCGGCTTATTTTAGTCAGGTTATGGATAGATACAAGAAAAAAGCAAACGAAGTAAGAAAAATGATACCACAGGAACGAGAACAAGCAATACCGCATTTAACTGATTTAGAGATAATTGATTACAGTTATCAAGAGTATAAGGTTCTAGAAAATAGAACTTTTGACAGATTGTTTAACCCTTTATCTGTATTTACCAAGCTCCATAATTCTGGCATTAAGACTTGGTCAAAAGAAGATGGCGCACTTGCTAAAAAGAAACTAATGGAGATTATTACCTACAAAGCTAATAAAATGGACATAATAAGCGCCAAGCAGTACAGAGATGAATGGACTGAACAATGGTTAAAGAACCAAGCAAGAGCCGTAGCCGTAGCTTTATTTTTTGAGGAACAAATAAAATTAGGCAAAGTTTCATTTTCTTAGTATAGTTTTGTATTATGACCGCAAACGAATTAACCAAAGAAGCAATTAAGACCCTGAACAAAAACGGGTGCTTTGTATGGCGCAATAACAATCTTGCGGTTAGAGGTAGAACGTTTATAGGACTTAAAGGAGTTCCAGATGTTGTAGGCTTCCACACACAAACAGGAGTAGCGGTATACTGCGAGACGAAAGCAATAGGCGATAAATTAAGCAGCTATCAAATAGCTTTCTTAAACTTAGCAAAGACATCAAATTGTTTTTGCTACATAGCAACCGAAGACAATGGCAAACTAACCATAAAAGAATATGAACAAGAATAGCATCATATTAGAACTTTGGGAAAGCCGAGAATTAAAGGAAGCAATAGAAAAGATGCAGCCGGAAGACCTGCGAGAAGATTTAAGAAGTGAACTATTTAAAGTTCTATGCGAAATGGATGAGGAACGCATAATTGATATGCGAAAAAGAAACGTGTTAAAGTTCTACCTAGTTCGCACTATGATAAATATGATGCAGAGTAATACGAGCCAATTTTATAGGACTTACCGAAAGCCATTAGAGGTAGAATTAATAGCACACGACAGAGACGAGGATTTGCTTAATAAAGTAGAAGATGAGCTATCTAAAATGCATTGGTACAAAGCAGAACTTTTAAGAGTGTACGCTATAAAGCATAACTGCAACGCAAAAGAACTAAGCAGAGTAACCGGCATACCTTATATGTCAATACATAGGGAACTTAAACTAACCAAGCGTGAACTTAAAAAACAATTACGCAAATGATAACATTAACTAATGAAGATAACATGGAGTTAATGTCTCGTTATGCTGATAAGCATTTTGATTTAGCTATTGTAGACCCTCCATATGGTATTGATATTGCAAAATGGGATAATATAACAAGTAGACCTAAATTAGAATATTTTAATGAATTATTTAGGGTTAGTAAAAATCAAATTATATGGGGTGGTAATTATTTTACAGATAAATTAAAAATTACTGAATCTTGGATATGTTGGTATAAAAAACCTTTTTTGAAACAACAATCACATTTTGAGTTAGCTTGGACATCATTTGAAATGAAACCTAAATTAATAGAATATACTTATGCAGGAAATGTTGAAGGATTAAATAATATTAAAGTAAATTATACAAAAAAAAGTATTCATCCAACTGAAAAACCTGTTAATTTATATAAATTATTATTACAAGATTATGCAAAGTCAGGAGATAAAATACTTGATACACATTTAGGCTCTGGAAGTATTGCAATAGCTTGTCACGATTACGGCTTTGATTTAACTGCTTGTGAGTTAGATACCGAATATTACAAAGCAGCAATAAAAAGATATAAAACACACATACAACAAATAAAACTATTTTAATTATGATAATTATAGCAGCGATATGCTTTGCAATTTTCTTTGTAGAGATACACCAATTTCATAGGAAGTGGAAATTAGATTTTAAGCCTTTTAGCTGCACAAGTTGTTTAGCAGCTTGGAGTGGATTGGCTTTATATTTACTACCTGCAATATGTACCGATGTTATTGCGTTTGTATTTATACCGGGAGTGGCAGCACCTTTACTATCTAAACTAATGTGGAACTTATGGAAATAGAACACAGAAAATTTTTAGATGATAACGTTGGTAATTGGCATACAGTCCAGAATGGTTATGTGCGTAATATTGATTTAGACATCTTAAAAATGTACGAGCATATTTACCGGAAGTATATGAGTGCAGATTTTATCTTAACAGTATGGTGCGGTAATTGTATATTCGATATGATTAAACGCTTGTATACTTGGTACGAAGAGCAACCAAAACCTAAAAATAAAAAGAATGGCTAATTTTATCCACCCTACTGCTATTATAGGCGATAACGTAATTATCGGAGATGGCAACTACATTGGAGCTTATTGTATTATCGGAGACAAAGCAGAGCATAAGAAGTTCTGGCAAAAAGAAAAAGGTAAAGTATACATAGGAGATAACAATGTTATTACAGGACTTGTAACAATAGATGCCGGAACTGAAATAGATACCTTTATCGGCAATAATTGTTTCATAATGAAACACGCACACATCGGACACGATTGTAATATTTTAGACAATGTAACAATAAGCTGCGGAGCAAAAATAGGTGGACATTCTATAATTGAAGAAGGGAGCAATATAGGACTTAACGCAGTTCTGCATCAGTTTGCACACGTTGGCGCAAATTGTATGATAGGAGCAAGTGCCTTCTTAAAAGGCGAAGCAAAAGCAAATACTAAATATGCAGGAGTTCCGGCAAGGGAAATCGGCTCAAATATAAGATAATGAATGTAGCGATTTTATTACTTACACAAAACAGGCACGACTTAACGCAGCGTGTAATTAACCAGAACTTTTACAACTCAGGTTACAATGCGGACTGCTTTTTAATAGATAACGGCAGCGACACGCACGAGAACTTTAACTACCCGTTTGCCGGGTATGACTTATCAAAAGAAAAGCGAGGCATAGCAGCCGGAGTAAATGCAGGTCTTAGGATAACTCAAAACTATGATGCGGTTTGTTTATTAGCCAATGACATTTTATTACCTGAGAATTGGTTGTCAAAATGGGTTATGTTTTCTCAACGTGTGTCAAAAACTGGCATTATTGGAATACATTGTGTAGAAGAGCTGCCACCAATAGTAGACGGAGTACATAAAACGCATACACCTTTTGGCGATAACTTTATCACTCGTGAACTTATAGATGCGGTTGGTGGTTACAATGAAGAGTATGACCCCTACGGAATGCAGGATAGAGATTACGGAGAACGAGCAACTATTACAGGCTTTACAAATTACTACCTGCCGGATATGAGGTCAGAACATATAGGACACGATGTAGGCAACGGAACAGATTACAGACGAATGAAAGACGAGAGCTTGGCAAGGGCGCAAAGCGTTTGGGATAAATACCAAGACATCTATCACAACCAAAAGAATATAAGATGCGAATACTTTGTATAACCTCAGCTAACTCAGGTGTAGGTTTTCACAGAATAATGATGCCAATAGTACATATGGAAAAAGAGTACGCACTTATTACCGATGTACTTAATGATGATTTATTAGAGCAGGGGTGGGATATTGTCTTAATGAATAGAATGCTTAACGAGATTGATGCAAAGCAAATGGACGCTTGGCGCACTAAGTACGGCTTTAAGTTAGTAGTCGATAATGATGATTATTGGGAACTTAGCGAAAGCCATTTGTTGTATTCAAGATACAAGCTCAATAACATACCTAAACTGATTACTGACTATTTAGAAATTGCAGACCTTTGCACCTGTACCCACGATAGACTAGCAGCAGAGATAACTAAATACAATAAGAACATTCACATATTACCAAACGCTTTACCTTACGGAGACGAGCAGTTTAGAGATGAGAAGTTAGATAGCGACAAGGTTCGGTTATTCTGGTCAGGCAGCGGAACACACGAACGAGACCTTGATTTAATTAGACACCCTTTTAAAAGGTTGCAAGGTATGAATATAAGAACTGTGATAGCCGGGTACAACGATGGCGAAAAGCCTATATGGGATAAAATGATAGATGCTTTTACTTGCGGACTAAAACTTAACCCTACCATATATAACTATGCAAAGGTTACAGAATACATGGGAGCTTACACAGATAGCGATATTTCAATTATACCTCTGGTAGATAACAAGTTTAACGCTATGAAGTCAAATTTAAAGGTATTAGAAACGGCTGCAAAAAAGAACCCTGCCGTTGTTAGCTATGTCAATCCTTACCTAGATATGCCGGTGCATTACGTTAAAAGTCAAAAGGATTGGTATAAGCATATTAAAGATTTAGTTAATGATGAGCAGATGCGAAAGGAAAGCGGAGAGAAGCTTTTTGAGTTCTGCAAAAAGAACTATAACTTTGAGGAGATAAATTTAGACAGAAAGTATATTTATAGTAAACTATGCCAGTAATTAAATGCTCTAACGGCAAATATAGAATAGGCTCAGGCGGTTGTGTTTACGATACCGAAGAGAAGGCTAACAAGGTTTGGAAGGCTATCCTTGCAGGTGGCAAGTTTGCGGATAGCTATACCGATTACCCGGAATCAGCAACTAACAACGCAAAGAGAGCTTTGGAGTGGGTAGAGAAACACGGGTGGGGTTCATGTGGAGAAGCAACAGGCAAAGCAAGAGCAAGGCAGTTAGCAAACAGAGAGCCGATTAGCAGAGACACGATTGCTCGTATGGCTTCCTTTAAAAGACATCAGCAGCATAAAGATGTTCCATATAGCGAAGGTTGTGGTGGCTTAATGTGGGACGCTTGGGGTGGCACTAGCGGAGTTGAGTGGGCAATTAATAAGTTAAAAGAGATAGACGGAAAATAATTTGCATAGTTAAATTTTTTAATCAATTAATTATTAATCAACGGAAAATTTAATGGGGAAACTATGCAGAGACACACTTTAAACTATTTACAAGGAATGGGGTTTGATTCGTCAGATACCATTCTTTGTGAAGTGTGTGGCAAGGTTGCGGTAGATATAGCGCACATAGTTGCAAGGTCAAAATTCGGCAGTAAAAGAAAACAACTGCAAGACCATATAACTAATTTATGTGCTATGTGTAGAGAGTGCCATTACGACTATGACTTTAAGAATAGGTGGACTGCTGAGGAAATATTTGAGATACATTTAAAAAACATACCAAATGGCAAAAGGTAGCGAGAACAAGAATAAAATTAGCTTTGGGAAAAGGAAGCGAGGCTTTGCTAAGAAGTCCTTTAATAAGCATAACCCAAGACCGAAACCATATAAAGGGCAAGGCAGATGAGAAAGCTAACTGCTATATGGCTGCTCCTAACACATAAGGCTTACTTTGTTGCAGTATGTAAGACAGGTATGAATGGAGACGATATGACCACCATAGGCAATTACACCTATGCTATGGCAGAAACTTTAATCAATAAGCACATAGCAGACGTAGACACTTATTTAGACCAAGAAGACGCAATAGACGAAGCAAACGACATAATCAACGGCATACTATGATTTTATTATCAAGTCAAATTGAAAGCATATCATCACGCAAAGACAAAACAATCAAGCTTACAATAGCAACTCAGGAACTAAGTCCAAAAGATGCTGCTGACATTTTTCAACTTAACCAACAATTTTGCTACCTAGCAATCAAAGAAGAGCCGTTCAGCAAAGAGGAGCAGGACATAGTAGAAAACCTAAAAGCAGACATAGACACATTTAAGACACCAAGCCAAAGACTTAGAGGCATTTTATATAGAAGATACGAACAAGACAACGAAGGCTATAAAGATTTTAATACATATTACCTATCCGTTATGGAAAGGATATGTCAGCACTATAAAAACAAAATAGATGGGTAGGCATAAAGCAATAGAGACACCAGAGTTAATGCTTCAATATTTTACCGAATATTGCGATTACTGTAAAAGCAATCCTATTAAAGTACACGACTTCGTAGGCAAAGACGGAGACGAAGTTTATAGATTAAGGGAGCGACCTTTGACAATAGAAGGCTTTGAAAACTATTGTTACAATCAAGGAATTGTGAGCAATATAGATAGATATTTCGCTAATACAGATAATGCATACGAAGATTTTCGTAGTATCTGTTCGCGTATTAAGAAAACAATTAGGCAAGACCAAATTGAAGGGGGCATGGCAGGGGTTTACAATCCAAGCATTACTCAGCGTTTAAATAGCTTAGTTGAGAAGTCTGAGAATAAGCATGAAGTAAGCGAGATTAAAATAACCTACGACAGATAATGCAGACAGTAGGCTTGAAGTTACATAACCCACACTCAGCGCAAAAGCAAGTACTTGATTGTGATAAGAGGTTTATTGTAATGATGGCAGGGCGCAGGTTTGGTAAGTCTTTGATTAGCCAAACGATAAGCATAGAAACTGCGGTTAATAAAAAGCGTGTAGCTTATATTACACCTACTTACCAATTAGGGAAAATATTCTTTAAGGAGATAGTAGACTTATTGCCAATAGAGATATACTCTAAGAACGAAAGCGACTTAGTTATTACATTCATAACAGGTGGCTCAATTCGTTTCTTTACTGGCGAAAGGTTAGACAATCTTAGAGGTTTAAAGTTCCACTTAGCCGTAATAGACGAGGCTTCCTTTATACCTAACCTTGAAGATGGGTGGCTCAACTCAATAAGACCTACTTTAACTGACTACAAGGGTAAAGCTATATTCCTTAGCACCCCAAAAGGAAAGAATTATTTTTTTAGTTTGTTTAGCAAAGCCGAACCTGATTGGCAGAGCTTTAAATTCACTACATACGATAACCCGTACATAGACCCGAACGAGATAGACGATGCAAGGAAGCAGCTCCCAGAAGTTGTATTTGAGCAGGAGTATATGGCAAACCCGGCAGAGAACGCAGCAAACCCCTTCGGCAGCCAACACATACGCAAATGCTTACACCCTGTTACAACTATGCCGGTAGTAGCTTATGGGATTGACCTTGCCAAGTCAGTCGATTGGACTGTAATAGTAGGCTTAGATGAAGACGGAAACGTGGCTTATTTTGACCGCTTCCAAATGGATTGGCACAATACTAAGCAAACAATCCTTAGACTGCCTAAATGCCCTATCCTTGTCGATTCTACGGGGGTTGGAGACCCTATCCTTGAAGACCTGCAAAGAGAAGGGGTAATGATACAAGGCTTAAAGTTTACAAGTTCAAGTAAGCAGCAGCTAATGGAAGGCTTACAGGCTGCGATACATCAAGGTAAGATTGGCTATCCTGAGGGGATAATAAGCCAGGAGCTTGAAGTCTTTGAGTATCAGTATACGGCAACGGGGGTAAAGTACTCTGCACCTTCCGGCTTCCACGATGATGCCGTTATGGCTCTGGCATTGGCTTGGCAGAATTTCAGCCTTAAACGTGGCACAGGTAGGTATGCCTTCCTATAATTACCGCTTATCCTTGATATTTGCCGTTCATCACATTTTTAGAAAAAAGTTTCACAATTTGATTGTGTAATGTGAAAAGGTTGTATATTTGATATATCAATTAACCACAAAAACAAAAAAAATGAACTACGAATTAAAAGTTACAGAAACAAACAAAAAAGCTGCTAAATTTCATTACCAAGTTATTGATGAAAATGGTAACGTTATCTGCGAAAGAAAAAGCAATAACGAATACGTTTATTGTACTATTAACGGAGCATTTTATTCTGGTAAATTAGGTAACATAGAAAAAAGCACACAGTATAAATATGACCTTGAAAGTGCAAGTGATAAATCAAAATTGACAACATTTGCTTACAAAAAATAAAACAAAAATAGGGGTGCGGCTATTCAACGCACAATTTAACTAACTAACCTAAACACAATGAAAAAAGAAACCGCACAATTTTTAGCCGTATTAGTAGCAGCTTGTTACCTTATTGGTCAATTACAAGACTTCTACTCAAAATGATTTACGCTATCTGCCTTCTGCTAATTGCAACAGGTTTTGTAATGGCAGCATTATTTGACTACACAATTAAAAACTATGACCCAAAGCAACAAAGAATACATAGACAAATATTACGCAAGTGAGCCAATTAGCATAATGATGAATAACATAGATGCTACCTATCTGGAAATACTTACATACTGTAACGAGCAAGGCTATGAGCCTTCTAAACGCAGATTAAGGAAGCCGGAAGACAAATCAGAAGTAGGCTTTTTTGACATTGATAATTACAAACCAGAAACAATATAAACAAATGGAACTACAATTAATTTTTGAAACAACAAAAGAACAAAGGGTGGAGTTTACCCATCAAGTAATTGAACGCTTAAACGCAGGGGAACTTGACCCGTTAAAAACGCATATACAGGTTAAAGCGTTAGAGGATATGCTTGAAACATTAAAGAACAATAAGGACTACAAAGATGCTGTATTACAAGCAGCCGTATTAAATGGCAAGGACTTTGAGTATATGAGTGCCAAGTTTAACATCAGAGAGGTAGGGGTTAAATACGACTTCTCAAAATGCGAAAGCACAGACTACGATGAAATAATGGCTGACTTCAACGATGCCACAAAGCGTAAAAAGGATATGGAAGAGTTCTTAAAGAAGGTGCCACATCAAGGTCTTGAAATTATTAACGGAGTTACTGGCGAGGTTAAAAAGGTTTACCCACCGGCAAAGAGTAGCACCACAAACGTAGCCGTATCATTAAAATAATAAAAATATTATACTTCTTTGTAATTTGCTTACCTTTGGCAGCGTTATGCTACATAGGTGGGCATCTTGCTTATGAGATAATGTTAAAACTA